AACCCTAATGTGTAAAAGTTAGTCCCGTCACTGATAATTACGGATGACTCACTGGGTTGGTAATCTTTAGTTGCAGCCCCGTCAATCGTGTTGATGCCTGAAGGGGTGACCGTAACTTGACCGCCACCCGAGTTACGCAGGTACATGAACCAGTCGTTACCGACCGTAGCAGCGCTAGGTAGCGTCAACACGCCTGAGCCTGAGCCGGTCCACAAATACATCTTGGCGCGGTCAGCTGTACCCGCCGTGTAATTCGTGTTGAACTGTGTAATAGGTACGGATTGAGACAACAGCGTACCAACCGCGACAATACCAGTACCCGCGAGAGCAGAAGCGTTGGCGTTAGAAACTGTAGCGCCGAACTGGAGCGTTTCCCACAAGCCGTTCGTAGTTGTGTTGCTCGTCAAATAGACTTGCCAAACTGTGCCCGCAGCGATAGAAGCAACCTGCGTACCGCCCGCGTTTTTGACTATGAAAGTGTAAGCGCCTTGGTTGTTAAACAGGATCGTGTTACCTGTGCCGCTCTTCTGCGCATCTGGCAGGAAGATTGACCAACCTGACGTAGATTCCGTCACGTCAATAATGCGGGTTGCTAAGTTCGTGTTAGTAGAGGTTTCCTCTGGCCAACTCAAAACAATATCGGCGGTCAGCGTGACTGCGCTGTAGCTGATTTCGCTCGGGTAGATGTTCGCTCCACCAAAGACGTCGTTATAGATAGGCATTACGCTTCACTCCTATTTGCTGTGCGATCCATGATACGCTTCAAGTCTTCGCCATTCAGCGCCTGCGCCGCACGGTCGTACATGGCTTGCCAAGTCTGAATACGCTCGTCTTTCTTGAGGAACGGAGTCGCTTCAAGCAGGGTTGCGTACAATAGCACGTCAGGTGCATACTCGGTGAGCCAGTTAGTTTGCAGGTCATCACCCAGCAGGGCGGGCTGCTCGTAGTACAAGATTTCAAGGGTCTGCGCTGCGGCGGGTGTCGGGGTAATCAGCCAGTGCTGATAATCGTAGTCGGCGTAAAACTGAGGAGCGGCGGTTTCGGCTTCGTCTGGCCAGTAGTTACGGCAATACTCGTATGCGCGGGCAAAAATGGGCGAGCCGTTGACCGTCATGCTGATTGTGTCGCGCCAGCGGTCAGGCTTCAGGTAGACCGCCACTCCGATTGACAAAGGGGTCGTCACAGCGCGGATAAAACCCTGAATTTTAAGTTCGCGGGCGATACGGCGCTCACCTAATGTGATTAGGCGAGGTAGCTGGTCGTAAACGATTTGGTCGCTCTCTTGCGTGAAACCACGTTCAAGGTAGCGACGCACGTCCACCAGCAAACTGTCGTACGTCATGCTATAGCTCATAAATACTCCATGGGTATTAGCAGCTGATTCAGCATGCGCCGTTTTGATGAATTATAACCTTGAAACAGAGTTCAAGGCAAGCAGTTCTAATCCGCGTCATGAAAGGAACACAGCGCGTTCGTCAATCCGGCGCTTCTGAAGCCCCTTCAAGACTTTACCCCCCGCCATGCAATACTTCAAGAGTTCCTCAGCAGCACCCTCTTTATCACCGCGTAGCAGCTTCTGACGCAACGTCGAACGCTGGAGTGTTCCCAGACCGACATTAAAAGCAAAAGACACAAGACCGTCAAACATCCCTTGTGTAAGAGGTACAGGACAGAAGCGTTCCACTCCACGCTCAAACCTGTTAAGATCGCTTCTGAGAATCCCATCTACTTCTTCTTTGGAAAATTGGCGGTTATCTTCTGCACGAAGCGCGTAAGCGCCTCTTTGATCGATTGGTAACTTGCCTTGATCTGGGTAAAGAACATGTCCAACTCCTATTGTCCACAGCTTTGCTGGGCACTGGTAAGGTTTAAACCGAACACCCTCATGGTGTTTGATCATCTCAATCGTTTTAGACGAGACGTTCATTTACCGAACGCCCGACCGCCGAAGTGGAACGCAATAATGCTAGCAAACAGGGCTTGCGTCTCACTGTCCCAGAGCATCTCTAGCAGGTCATTGAAAGGTACGCTCATGTAGTAGCCGTACCAGAAACCTGCGATGTCAACAAAAACCAGCAGGAAAAAGAAGCCGTATGTGACCACAGGGCGAACGCTGGCGCGGAGATTCTTCATCCACTGACTGGTTCCCTCGTTCAAGCTGGCGTCATGGGCGTAGATTGCCTGCATCTCTGCCTGCTGAGCGCCGATGAGGGCTTGGCTAGTGTTAGCTGCGCTTTCCGTTGCGAGCTGCTCTGAGCGTATATGCTCTACGCGCTCTTGAGCTTCAAAACCGAGCTTACGCATCTCAAGCTCGCGCTGGATCTGGAGTTGGGCAAGGGCTAATTCATGGGCTTTGTCTTGTTGACCTTGGAAGAATTCAAGAATCTTGGGCAGACCGCCCATCAAGAACGAAATCAGAGTTGAGAGTAGGGTTAGCATAGTGATCCTTTACTGTTTGCTTTTACTTAAAATATTACTCGCAATTTGCAACATGCTAATTGCTTTGTTCAGGTCTTTAGGCTCTTTATCCCAGCCAACAGTGATCTGCCCGACGAACCGACCTTGTTCCGGCGGCACACTCACACGGCAACCGAACGTCACGCCTTTTTCAATGTACCAAAGTCCAATCTCGCTCTGAGCCGTTGCGTATTCACCGCAGGGTATTTCATTCGCCATCAGCGCAATCACATCACGATTATTGGCGGTGCTCTGTGTGAACAACCCCACGTCCAATCCGTCATGAGTTTTGTCTCTACCTTCTCGGGTGTAAGCGCGAAACAACACTCGCGTGCCGAACAGCGGGTTAACTTTGAATATAGCTATAACGGTCGCATCGGTGTTTTTAAACAAATGCGCCGCGACGTCTTCAGCCCTCTCTTCTGCGATTGCCGGCAGCTTCTTGTTTTCCTTGTACGCCTCAAACAAAAACCCTTGGTTCTGCCAGAGGAAGTATCCGGAGAACGCGAACACTGCCATGAGCAGCAGCGCGAACAGTTTGAACGGACTATCTACGTAAGATAGAACTTTGCTCAAAGCGTCCGCTGGCTTGTCGTCACTCATAACCCGAGCATCCCTAAAAACTTATTCACAATCTTGTCGGACAGGTCGTCCGGCAGGAAGCGTAAAAAGCCAAGCACCCACCAAACAATGCACAGCCGTACAAAGATTTTGAGAAACAGATCAAATTGCTTCTGGTACTCATTCACCGACCACACCTTGTCTTGGCGCATAGTTCCATGACTTCAGCAATACCCCAACCAACCGCGCCGAGGAACATGACGATGATCACAATCGCAACCGCCCACATCATTTGCTCTTCTTCAGCTTCTTTGCGCTTTTTCTCTTCAGCTTTTAACGCCGCCATCTCTTTGGCGTCGTCCCTGTCCATCTCGGCTTGACGGGCTTTGATTTTTTGCCAGACGTCAATCTTACCCGTCTGCATGAAAAGCATCTTTAGCTCTTCTTCAAATGCGCGGGCTTGCTCCAACGCCATCTCAATCTGAAGCGCGGTTCCCATGTTGGAACCCTTCTTGTCCCGCTTAGCTTGAAGCATAGCTTTAGTCGCATTGCTCTTTGCATCAAAGAGCTTCCCAATCATGGGCGCGAGGGAACTTAAATCGTTAGCAACTTTGCTCGCTTTTTTAACGAGTCCAATCGCCTGATGTAAACCTTCTAGCGCTGTAATCGGGTCGATCGGAATCATGGCCACATCCAAACTACTGTAAATGTCCCCCAAACAATGAAGGCAACAATCAAGGCTGCGGCAATAATTGCTTCAGCCCAGTCTCTCATACTTACAAACCTAAAATCTTTTTAACAAATTCTCCAGCAACTCCTGGACCAAACAATACCGCCGCAATGACGATGTAAAGTAGATACTCGATCGTTTTCATACGGTCTTTTCCGCGATCAAGCGCGTCTTGTATTGAGCGATAGCGCTCCGTGCAGACCGCCTCATGAACCGCCAACCGAGTATCTACTGATTCCATTATTGCACCTGCGCGCCAGTAACTGCCTCTTCAGGCTGTGCTTCCAACGCGTCTTTCAACATTCTGAAAAAAGCATCTCGACCAACTTGAAGCTGATCCACGTTGAATCTTGCTGAGTCCAATTTACGATCCAAGTCAGCGACGTGGTTGAGCAGCATCTGCTGTTGCTGGCTCATGTCTTCAAACTTGTACTCTACGCCGTCAATAGTCACAGGGGTTTTTTCGTTTTTTCCCATGATGTTTCCTTTAATGCGCCACCAAGATCGGGTGGTGGCTTCCCGTTATGATGTTGCCCAAGGTGTTCCTGTAGCAGTCACAGGATTCTTCTGCAAGGCGATGTTAGCCGCTAAAGAGGCTTCAATTGTGTCTTTGTCGCTACCGCTAGCCCACACCCACCCGAGCACCATTTCTTGCGTCAACTGATCGTAAGGCACCACGGGAGAGCCTAAAGGCCATGTCGTTGTTGAAAAAATAGAAGCGTTGTATGTGCCATCCACGGCTACCGCTTGCCAGTACGCTGTCGTGACGAAACCATTGTCAATTTCGTAAACGAGCTTAGAGATGCTCCATGTAAAAGTCATAGTAATTCCTTAAGGGTGTGATAATTTGTAAGCATCGAACTCAGCTTTAAGCTCTTTGATAGCCGCGACTAAAAGTGGAATTGTGTCTGTGTAACCCAACCACATCCGACCATCGTCAGCAATAGACACCGCCTCTGGAAGTACCTTCTGCACGTCCTGCGCAATTAAGAATGCGCGTGATGCGCCCTCATTGTCAACAACGTACCGACCAGTTACGGCGCGAAGTGTCATTACTTTAGATAACCCGTTTTCAATAGGGACAAGATTGGTTTTGTGACGTTCGTCTGAAATCGAAGTCCACGACCCGCTTCCTGCCGTCAACCCCACCCCACCTGTACTACCGTTCATCAGGATTAAGTAACCGCTGTTTGCAGGGTTGCGAATTATTGGGTTTCCACTCCAACCCACGCCGCCAGCGTCACCAAAATAAAGGTTTGAGCCATCGCTAACATGAAACTTGGCACCAGGAGTTTTAGTCCCGATAGCTACGTTCATGTTCATAAACGTCATCACCTGCGACCAGCCAGCGGGGTTGAAAAAATTGTTACCCCAAACCAGACCACGAACTGGTGAAGAAGTATAGTTCTCTAGCGAGTAGTAATAAGGACCAGTCGTCTCATTGAACCATCTAATCGAATCGGTTGAATTATTAACATACCTAAAGAAATTAAGGGAATTAGTCGAAGTAGGACTAAAGGTTACAGTTGTCCCGTTGGTTTCCATCATCGATGGCGCGGCGGCAAACGAACCAGCGTTGTTGTACTGGAATTGACCAGTAGAACCCGCAGGGCTTCCACCACCGCCGCCACCAGCCGCCCAAATAGGGGGTGAGCCTGAACCTTGTGATGTCAGGACTTGACCGCTTGTGCCGTAGTTAGCACCTGATAAGCCGATTGCGCCAGATGAAGCGATGCGAAGACGCTCTGTTGGTTCGGTGTCAGTATTTACACTTCTAGTGTAAAAAGCCAAATCACCATATGTTGTCCCTGCATTAAAAGTTTCAACAAAACCAAAATATGCAGGGTAATAATTATTTGTGCTTTTATACCCAAAACCAATTAAACGCTTTCCACCAACACCATTTTCGGTTGCGCCAAGTCCCAAATATGTTGAACCATTACCAATAGCAGTTGCATTAGATTGAGCAACTTGAAGTTTTACATTAGGCGAACTTGTCCCAAGACCTAGATTACCTGCGGTATCAAAGGTTGCGCGAGCCGTATCGTTTGTTGTCAGATAAAGCGGGTGATTGCTACGCGCACCCATGTAAACCGCGCTGTTTGTATTACTAGAAATTGTCTGAGCAATAACAGATGTACCAGTAACAAGGCTAATTGCGTTGCCACTTGAGTTGGCAAGTTCTAAAGTTTTAAATCCGCTAAATGTAGTAGGCGAATTCGTCCCAATACCCAGATTGCCAGTAGAACCAACAAATCTTGCTTGCTCAGTTCCATTAACCTTGACAATAACATCTCGGTTTGCACCATTTGCATTTAGCGATAGGTCAGCACCAGATGATGATTGAACAGTAGCAAGAGCTTGTAAAGTTCCACCGCTAGTAATGTTCCCTGTGCACGAAAGATTAGTACCATCAAAAGTAAGCGCAGAGCCACTTGTCGCTTGGCCTGAGCTGTTGACGTACACAACACCATTAGTGGTGATCGGGGCGATAGCCCCTGTAGCGCCTGCTAACAGCGTTACCGTGCCAGAGTTGTTTTTGTAGTACAGCTTGCCGTCGGTGATGTTGATCGCCAACTCGCCGTTCTCTAAGCTCGTATTGACAGGTACAGCCGACGCGGTCGTGCTGTAGTAGAGTTGGATGGGGGTGTAGCCAATAGCTGCCATGATGTTACCTCAAATTCTCAAGTTTGTACAAAGTTTTCATATGCATACCGGTGAGATCATCAACGATGTTCTCTAAGGCTGGGACACCTTTAGCAACTTTGCTACGGTTTTCATTCAGCCAAATTATATCATCATGGATCAGTTTTGCGATGCTTTTTTCCTGTTCGCCAACTTCACCGATGATTCCGAAAGTACCTTGGTACGCCTCAATCAGCTCGTCCAGCTGCTCGATGACATCTTCGTAGTAATGACCGAGCGCTTTATGCTCAGAATATGACTTTGTTTTCCAGTGTGCGATGTGGGCTGCGTTTCGGGCGTGGAATAGACGCTCGATCAGTTCTTCAATCATCAGAATGTGCCTCCAGAGATACCACTCCAAGTCGGAGCGCTTGAACCGGCAGACGTCAATACTTGTCCGGCAGTGCCGTTAGCTAGGAAAGCCGTTGCGCCTGAGCCGGTTTGGTAAGGAATCTGGCTAGCCGCGCCTCCGGCAAGGTTCGTCGCCGTACCGACAGCCAACGTAGACTGCGCCGCATACGTAGGTGCTGTACCGTTAGATGTCAGCACGTAGCCGTTCGCGCCTATCGCTAATTGAGAAAGGGCTGTCGTACCTGATGCGTACAGCAGGTCACCGGTGGTGTAAGAGCCGATATTTGTACCGCCCTGCGCTACAGCGAGCGTGCCGGAGGTCACCTGCGATGCGGCGATAGCGATATTTGTATCCGCTAGCGCTGTTAACTGACCTTGCGCATTCACCGTCGCGGTCAGAGTTTTACTAGCGCTACCGTAAGCGGCGGCGGTCACAGCGGTGTTGGTGATGCTGAACTGCGTTCCGGTCAGCGTCAGACCTGTACCAGCGGTGTAAACCTGTGCGGAACTAATTTGCGCAAATGTGATAGCTGTCGTGCCAAATGTGATCGTGCCAACAGTCGTACAGATGTAAGTCTCGCCAATACCTGTCGCACCAGCTTGCACAAAGAACGCATCGCCTTGACCGAGAGAATTTGGACTGAACGGCGCATAAGTGTCTGCGTCAGT